GAAGTTGACGAAATGCTAGGTCAAGTTGCTGCTGACGCAATGAAAAAGGCAGTAAGCGGTCACGGAACTAACAAAAAGAAAGCAACTGACGAAGGTTGGGATGACATGATGAAAGACGTCGAACGTCGTCGTGCCAAGCCAGCAGTCGGTAGCGTTGAGCGTGGTGCCAAGCACGACATTGAGCACACAGCTACTGGTCGTCGAGTAACTCGTCGCACAGACGATCAAGGTATTTCGGTCGGCGCCGACGATGACAGCTCAGCTGATGCTCCAAAGCGCGGTCGTGGTCGTCCCAAGGGCACAGGCGGCAAAATGGGCGCCAAGGGTCCTAGCGGCAAGTCTAAGTTGATGACCAAAGAAGGCACAGGCGGCGATGACTTAGTCAAGCTGGCTAAAGTTATTGCATCTTGCAAGACTCCTGAGCAACTAGAAGCTGCTCGTAAAATGGCCAAGAACTTCTTGAACAAGCATGCTGGAACTGACCGCGGCGCTATGATGGGTCGTGATGCTGCTGTTGCTGACATCGATCGCAAGAAGAAAGAACTCAGCGGAGAAGAGTTAGAAGAAAAAGCAGTAAGCAAGAAGCAACAAAAGTTCATGGGCATGGTCCACGCTGCACAAAAAGGCGAAAAGCCAGCCAGCAAGGAAGTGGCCAAAGTAGCCAAGGAAATGCCTAAAAAAGCTGCCAAGGACTTTGCAAGCACCAAGCACAAAGGCTTGCCAGAAAAGGCTCCCAAGAAAGAAGACGGTGCCGACAAGTCTGCTGAAAAGCCAAAGAAGAAAAAAGAAAAAACTGAAGAAGCAGGTGGATCAGGCACACCTACTGCATCAAGCGGATTCAGTTTTGGCAAAGGCATTTACGACTCAATCAATCGTGAATTAGAAGAAATGATTGCTGAGTCTATGAACGTCAGCATGAACATGAACAACGATGCCCACGGCGGCCCAACAAAAAGTTTGACTGTTACAGCAACCGACGAGGATGCTGAATACCTGGGCAAGCTGTTGAAGATGGCCGGCGTTGGTGGTGACCAAGGTGGTTGTGGATGCGGCACAAGTCCTTGCAGTTGTGGCGATCAAATGGACGAAACCTACGGTGATACTACAGCTACAGAAAACGCCCCTGACTATCCCACTGACACAGAAACCAGTGACGATGCACTGCAATACAGCGGTGGCTTGAACAAGCCAAAGTCAACAGGCCAGACCACAGTGCCTGTTATTGCTAGTCAAGAAGAGCGTCAAGAAAGCTACGCTGAAGCAGAAGAAGATGCTATCAAGCGCATGATGGAAATGGCCGGTATCAAGACTGAAGGCAAAAAAGTTGAAGAAGACGACGTAGAAGAAGGTAACAAGTTTACTGGTAACCTGGCCAAGGCCCGTGCTGCTGGTAAGAAGGAAGCTGACTTAGACGGCGACGGCGACATGGAAAAAGTTCAAGAAAGCATTTTTGCTTTGACTAACATGTGGAAAGAATACAAAGCCAAATGAAAACTTTAGCTGATTATCTAGCCGAAGCAGATGAAAAGTTGAATCCGCCTACAATTGGAGACAACTTTTCAATTGAGCTTGAGGATACCCTGTTAGAAAGCTACATCGTTGATGTAGCTGAAGATGGTTACGTCATTGCTGCTGATGACCGACTGCTTGAGCTGTTGGAAGGCTGCGGATGCAGCACCAACGAAGATTTCACTACTGACATGGATCAGGAAGAATCTGAAGATGATCAAGCCATGCACAGTGTTGCTGATGCAGGTGAGTTTGATTACGAAGGCGATATGGCCAAAGATGATCTTGCCACAATCGTTCGTGCAGCTCGTAAACTCACAGGCATGTTAGATGACAACGAAAACATGCCTGAGTGGGTACAAAGCAAAATTAACAAGGCTGCGGACTACGTAGATACTGCTGCTGACTATATTGAAAGCAATAAAGCTGACGCCATTGCTGAAGGTCCTTTGCACAATCCTGGGCAAGAAGACAGTCCAGTAGCACAAGCTATCACTCGCCGCATACTGATGCAACGTACTGACTTGCTGTCCAAATACGGTCCTGTGTATGTGGGTCAAGCCATTGACGATGTTGCTGATTCTGTAGGCGACTGGGACGAAATTGGATCTAGCGATGTATCGGGTTGGGTCCGACAAGTTGAGTGGAACTTAAAGAACAAACTCAACCAGTATGATGTGCCCATGGACCAAATAGAAGAAGCTGAATATCGCGGACGCAAAGTTCCCTTGGGCAAGCCCATGAAAGGCGACGTCAAGAAGTCTAAAGTCTATGTCAAGAAACCCAACGGAAATGTTGTCAAGGTTGAATTTGGTGACAAGAAGATGCGTATCAAAAAACACATTCCTGGCCGCCGCAAGAACTTCCGTGCTCGTCACAACTGCGACAATCCGGGTCCACGTTGGAAAGCACGTTATTGGAGCTGCCGAGCCTGGTAAGTAACTATTATGTCAATCTATACACCATTTAACCCCGTACCCAATACACCTGTGCAACAAAATCCGCACAGTCCCGCTACTACTGGTTACAAGCAACAGCCTGTGGACATTCCTGGCGTGCTGCATCAGACACGTCAGTTGTATCAGCCTTATGTTGCACCTACTACTAAGGATGAGAAATAATGGCACAAGCAAACGTTTATACAAGTGCATCAGCACAAGCCTGGTACACTGACAAAGCAAGAATCAGCACAGGTAATACTGCTGTAACTTTTCAAGTCGAAGCTGTGCAGCTAACATATCGCAACCCAGCAAATGGCAATACTGCCAATGCTGGTGTGGCAGTTGGTAACATTTACAGCGCCGCAGTACAAGTTCCTGCTAACAGTCGTCAAGACATTTATGTCGGTGTTGGCAACAAGTTGACAATTACTGGCGCAAACTTTACAGTGCAAGAACTAGGTACTGCAAGTTCTGCTCTAGCAGGATCTAACGGCGTATAACGATGAGAGCTCGCGAATTTATAGCTGAAGAGCACCGGGGCAAGATTAGTAAGCGACTTCAAAATGCCACTGTTGGTTTGAATAAATTTCGCGACAAAGAATTTGCCGATCGCGTATATGAGCTCAACCGTGTTATGATGGCCGCTGCCTGCAACGATGGCAACGATTTTGCTCAACCAGTAGACGCAGAGTCTTGGGCAGGCCGCAACGACATAGCCGCTCCATATACCGAAGTCGAGCAAAGGATGCTAGAAAAAGCTTACAAAGCAATTGGTGCCAAACACTGGGACCTAAACAAAGGCGACCTAAAAAGCCAAGAACATCCAGCAGTGAATACAAAGAGCCCAATACAGGGATTCAAGGGATACTAATGAAAAAAATTATTGCACTTTTACTAGCAGCACCTTTGCTGGCCTTCGCACAAAAAGCTCCACAAGGCGTCACATATGATGCACAAATTGTGCGCATCAACGACGGAGACACTGTTGTAATTGCTGCCCCTTTTCTACCTGCTCCGCTCAAGCCAGAACTGGCTGTACGAATATACGGTGTGGACACACCTGAAAAAGGATTTCGAGCCCAGTGCCCCCAAGAAGATGCTAGAGGCAAAGCCGCAACTGAATTTACCAAAAGTGCAGTGGCATCCAGTCAGAAACGACAAGTTGTTCTTTACAACTGGGACAAGTTTGGTGGTCGTGTCTTGGGAGACATCATTCTAGATGGCCGTAGTCTGCGCCAAGGACTGATAGCCAATGGTTTTGCTCGTGAATACTACGGCGAAGCCAAACAAAGCTGGTGTCAATGAGGGAACTCAAATTCACTTCTCGGGATTTGAGTTACAGTGATCCCAACGAAGATTGCTATTTAGATCCCGCAGATCCAATTTATTCCGTCATGGGCATGCCCGCTGCCCCAGTAACCAAAACATCCGAATCTTATTTTGCACAGCGCAACCAAGCACAAGCTCAGGGCATTCGTCCAGGCACACCAGCCTGGTTTGCAATGACTCAGCAAAACCGTAAGTAAATACCACATGAGTAATTTTTATTGTGCAGCCCCATGGCGAGGGTTGCATATCAACCCTCGAGGAAGCGTAAAGACTTGTTGTGCCGGTAACCCTAACATGTTGGGTAGCCTTGAGAACGACTCCATCGAAAACATACTCAACGGTCCCAAGCTCAAAGAGATACGTGCATCCTTGGCCCAAGGCAAGCCACATGCTTATTGTGAAAATTGTGTCAAAGCTGAACGACTAGGCGCCAGCTCAGAACGTGCCTGGCACAACTCCGTCAATCCCAATTTTGATTATGCCACAGCCGGGGATCAATATCACTATCCTGTGATTTTTGATGTGAGATGGAACATCACTTGCAACCTTAGCTGTAACTATTGCGGAGAAGCTTGCAGTAGCAAATGGGCGTCATTGAAAAAAGTATTTTATCGGTCCGGCACAAGACCTTACTATCAACAAGTTTGTGATTTTATTGAAAAACATCGTGAGCATATTCACGAGGTTGCCTTGGTCGGCGGCGAGCCATTGCTGCTGCCTGAAAACGAACGCTTGCTAGACGTCATCCCTGACACAGCCATAGTAACACTGATAACCAACCTCAATGTTGACTTGGAAAACAACAAGATATTTCAAAAACTGCAACAACGGCAACGTGTGGGTTGGAGTATTAGTTTTGACAACATTGGGGATAGATTTGAATATGTGCGTTACGGCACCGACTGGCAACTGATGTTGAAAAATTTAGACCTTGTGCAGAATTTAATGAAGCACAATGGACACTGGGGCGGCGCACATGCAGTGTACAACATCTACAATGCCACACGTCTGTGTGAGTTCAGAGAATTTGTTCATCAACGTGGTCTTTCGGTATTGTGGCAAAACTTGTTTCAGCCCAGTTACCTTGATCCATTCTTGCACGGGCCCGATGTTGCTGCATTAGCAATACAGGAACTTGAAAAGTTTTATGCATTAAACATTGCCACTGACAGCGAACGAGGATTCTTTGACCAAGCATTGGAAAAATATCAATCTATCACAGCACCTGATGCTAAGTTGGGTACACAGTTCGCAGACCACATTGAAAAAATTGAAACATTGTACCATGCTGACAAAGCTGGTGAATTTAAAAAACTTTGGCCGGAGTTGGCGCACCTATGCAAGTAACACCAGTTGATCAAGAGCGTAATCTTTACAAAATACAACAGGTAATGCCACAGCACATTGTGGATCAAGTAATGTCCACGGATTGGATGAGTTTGCCATGGGCAAGACAAGAGGGACAAGAACAATGGCGTCGACGCCGCATTGAAGAATCATCTATACCTTGGATCGCAGATTGGCACAGGCATTTTGAATCTATATGGCCTGACCTAGAGCAACAACTGGGTCGACGAATTGCACCTTATGCTGGCACAGCGTTTTGGGTCGACGAACCGGGATTCGTCTGTACTATGCACACTGATGGTGAGTTACCGGGCAGCTTACACTTGACTTGGCGCGGCCCTGGCACAACATTTTATTGGTACAAAGATCCTGCTGCGGTGAGACATCAAGTTCCTGAACAGCCCAACGACGGTTACATAATGATCAATCAGCCTGACGAAACTGGCTATCGTCGGCTGTTGTGGCATGCCATGCTAACGCCGGTGCCACAAAACAGTTATAGACTTACAACATACACATGGATATTCCCGCAATAACATCAGAGCCTTGGCATTTTGGATTCTATTATCGCAACAGTGTGCATGATTGGTTGCACACTGACAACGAACAAAGTTTCCAGCACATGATGCAAGATCCCAAGCATCGCGAATACTTTGAACGTCAGGGTTGGCTGCAACCAGGCGCCATACAGTATCGTATAAACTCCAATGGTTTTCGTGGAGCAGAATTTCAACCCGGCGGTATGCTGGCTCTGGGATGCAGCTTTACATTTGGCAGTGGATTGCCTGAAGAAACACTGTGGCCAGTGCTGGTAGCCAAAAAGCTAAACATGCATGTCAACAGCATTGCTTGGCCCGGAACCGCGGCTGACACTGCTTTTAGATTGGCAGAGTATTGGATACCAAAACTAAAGCCTGTGTTGGTCTGTATGCTGACCCCGCCACGCAGTCGAGTGGAGCTGATAACAAGCAATGGGTCTCCGCCAGTGGATGTGTTTATGCCCATGAGCGAAATACCCGGAGCATCGCATGACGTTTTCTTAAAGAATTGGTTCAGTGCAGATGACAATGCCAAAATTAACCAGCGCAAAAATTGCTTGGCCATTGAAGCTCTGTGCCACAGATACCGTATTCCTTGCATAATTAAACATGCAGATCAAGAAATGACTCGCAGTCGTGAAGAACTTGAGTATGCAAGAGATTACATGCATGCTGGCCCCTTGGGGCATAGATTGCTAGCAGAGAAAATATTAAATGAGTATTAAACCAGGTTTAGATGCAGTGCTGGTCAAGGCACCGCACAGAAAAGAAACATACACTGAGCAAGAACTAGAAGAGTTTGCACGGTGCGCTGATCCTGTGGATGGTCCCATGTATTTCATGGACAACTTCTTCTATATACAGCACCCAGTCAAGGGCAAGATGCTGTACCATCCGTTTGAATATCAGCGCAGGCTGATTGAAAACTATCACAAAAATCGTTTTTCAATCTCGCTAATGCCTCGACAGACAGGTAAGTCAACATCGGCTGCTGGTTACTTGTTGTGGTACGCTATGTTTGTGCCTGACTCAACTATTCTTATTGCTGCACACAAATACCTGGGCGCACAAGAAATCATGCAGCGTATTCGTTACGCATATGAACTGTGCCCTAACCACATTAGAGCTGGTGCTACAAGTTACAACAAAGGCTCGCTGGAGTTTGACAACGGTAGTCGTATTGTAAGTCAGACAACTACTGAAAACACTGGTCGTGGTATGTCTATTACACTGCTGTACCTGGACGAATTTGCGTTCGTTAGACCCACTATTGCCACAGAGTTTTGGACTTCTATTACTCCTACACTGAGCACTGGTGGTAAAGCTATTATTACTTCAACTCCAAACAGTGACGAAGATCAGTTTGCGTTGATTTGGAAAGGCGCCAACAAGACCGAAGACGAGTATGGAAACCCAAGACCGGGTGGAGTGGGCATCAACGGCTTCAAAGCTTATCGTGCTTTCTGGCGTGAACATCCGGACCGTGACGACAAATGGGCCGATGAGCAAAGAGCACAGCTAGGCGAAGAACGTTTCCGACGAGAGATGGACTGCGAATTCGTTATCAACGATGAAACACTGATTAGTCCTATTAAACTGCTAGAACTCGAAGGCATAGAGCCTATACGCAAGTCGGGGCAAGTGCGTTGGTACAAAAACATAGATCCCAACAAAATGTATATTGTAGCATTGGATCCTAGTTTGGGCACCGGTGGAGATCCTGCGGCCATACAAGTATTTGAAGCCGATACAACTATTCAAGTTGCTGAGTGGAAACACAACCGCACTGATGTTCCCACACAAGTTAAGATATTGGCTGATATTGTAAAAGAGCTCTATGCTACAACCAAGAATGACAAAAACATCTACTACAGTGTAGAAAACAATACATTGGGAGAAGCTGCGCTGATTAGTATTGCTGAGTACGGAGAAGAAAACATCCCTGGCTACTTCTTGAGCGACAATTCTGTGCAAGGTACCACAGGACGTAGATTCCGCAAGGGGTTTAACACCACAAACAAAGCAAAAATAACAGCCTGTAACAAAATCAAAATACTGATCGAATCAGGTCGTATGAAAGTACAATCAAAGTCTCTTATTAGCGAACTCAAGAATTTTGTGGCGCACGGAACCAGTTATGCTGCCAAACCTGGTGAAACTGATGACCTTGTGATGGCATCCTTGCTGGCTGTACGCATGCTAATGCTGCTGCAAACGTATCACTCTGAACTAGATACACACCTTAAAGATCACAGCGATAACATCATTGAACCATTCCCATTCATAGCAATGTTTAACTAAATACAACACCATGGCTACAGAGAATTCACTATCACAACAGTTGCTAGACTTTTTAGCAACCCGAGACATACAGCCCGAAATGCTGGATAAAACTGGAAAACCTGCGCCCGCAGCGGATGATGCCAAAATGTTTAGTTTTGACTATGTATCGGGAACAGGAAAAAATTACGGAACCATGGTGCTTGTGATGGACGTGGACAACGATCTCAAAATCATGTACGGTGACAATTTGGGACGTACCATGGAAGGCGATGACAAACAAGAATTCTTTGACTTTTTGCAACACATTGGGTTGATTGCTAGGCGCAATCGTTGGACTCGTACCACTTCTGATATCAATCAACTCAAGTATACTATGCAAGGATTAGCAGCCATTCAAGAAGGGCTGTTTGAAGGTTACTACGGCACCCGCAAAGTTTCATATGCTGGCCAGCCCACTGAGGCTAGACTCATGATTCGCCACAATCAAACCTTGGGCGAAAACGATGCCAGATATCGACATGTGGAAAGTTTGTTTATTGAAACCGCCGACGGTGAAAGATTCAAACTGGGTTTCCGCAGCCTGGCGGGCGGCCGTGCTATGTTAGAGCATGTGCGACAAGGTGGCAAACCTTACGACATTCGTGGGTGTCACATCACTGAAATGGTCAATGAAATTGCTGTGCTCAGCAGATTCAATCGTGCCAGCAGCCAGCGCATCTTAGAAGGAACCACTCAAGATCTTGCGACCCAGGCACAAGCATACTACAAACAGTTGCGTGAAAGTTTAAAGCATCTTGGAACCAGCCGTGGATACTCAAGCTATTTTGAATCATGGCATCCAGCAACCATTACTGAACATGAAGATTTGGTACAAGACATCAAAACAATGTTCATTGAACAAACCTTAGACAGCCGAATTGAAGCTGCCTTGCCAGTATTGGCTAAAATTCAACAAGGACAACAAATGAAAGAAGCAGACATTTTTGAAAGTTGGGTCAATCAACTTTCTGAAGGAACCTGGGCCCTTCCAGACAATCCCGAAGCACAACAAAAGCTCAATGAGCTAATGAGCAAAGAACTCATTGTTGGCCCCGATGCTACCAATGCCACCGAACAACTATATGACGTAATTGGTGATGACCAGTTGTTTGACATTTTGGAAGATCTTGCTGCCAAATCAAATGGCCGTGCCAACGTTTGGGATGACACAGATGTGCAAGCCAGATTGCAAGAGCTAGGTATTCAGCTCAACACAACACCACAGGGCGCAGCACAACCTGCTCCAACTCCAGCAGCCGGTGCTGAACCTGCTGCAACACCCCCTGTGGCTGAATCTGCTGACAAATTGCTAAACAAAATTCTCAGCCACGCTGGAATCACAGAAGGTCGCATCATTGACGAATCGGGAGAAACATTAGATCACATTTTGGATCGTTTCAAACACGAAGTAGCTCAATTTGAGCAAGGTGGTGAGTTAGACGACGACTTGTATGACGCACTGTATGACTACTATGCCAACGCAGGCGAAATGCCCTATGGTACAATGAAAGCTCGCACTGGCGATCCATACGAGTGGGTAACTCAGCGTTTGGACCAAGAACTTGGAACTGGAAATTTTGCACCACGTTTGCCCGAAGGTGATGTGCTCAATACATTTGAAGTCATGAGTGGTTTTGATGCCCCAACAGTTGCTGAAGGTGGCTGCAACCACACCATGGAAGGCGAATACTGCCCCGAACACGGCTTAGCCGAATGTGGCTACATGGAAAGCATGGGCGGCACTGTGGCTGGTGCAGTGGCACCGGTTGTGGGAGAAGACTCAACCGATCCCATGGATCGTCGCGGCGCGGTCACAGACAGCTTCTACGAAAGCGAACTGGATCGAATGAAAAAATTAGCTTTGGGCAAGTAAGTCATAAATAAACTTGACACTAAGGCAAAGAGCGCATATACTTACTTGGTGTATGCGCTTTCTTGTTTGTGTGTCACAGGCAACATTGATCTAAAATTTTAGATAGGCAACACTACATAGGCAACTTATTAAGGAGAAAATACTATGGCATCTTTAGCAGAAATTCGAGCACGACTACAGGCAGCTGAACAAAAACAAGGTGGGCAATCCACAGGTGGTGACAATTCAATTTATCCCCACTGGAACATGGAAGAAGGACAATCAGCTACAATCCGTTTCCTTCCAGACGGTAACTCCAAAAACACATTTTTCTGGGCCGAACGTGCAATGATTCGACTGCCTTTCAACGGCATCAAGGGAGAAATGGAAAGCAAACAAGTAATGGTTCAAGTACCTTGCGTTGAGATGTGGGGCGAAGCTTGCCCAATCTTGGCAGAAGTACGTACCTGGTTCAAGGACAAGAGCCTTGAAGACATGGGTCGCAAGTACTGGAAAAAGCGCAGTTACATTTTCCAAGGCTTTGTTCGTGAGAACCCCTTGGCCGATGACAAGACCCCAGAAAATCCCATCCGCCGATTCATCATTGGCCCACAGATTTTCACAACCATCAAAGGCGCATTGATGGATCCTGAGCTGGAAGAACTGCCAACCGACTATCTGCGCGGTTTGGACTTCCGCATCACCAAAGGCAGCAAAGGCGGCTTTGCTGACTACAACGGTTCTAAGTGGGCACGTAAAGAGTCTGCACTCACAGAAGCCGAACAAGCAGCCATTGAAAAGCATGGTCTGTATGATTTGAGCAGCTTCTTGCCCAAGAAGCCTGGTGAAGTTGAACTGCGTGTGATCAAGGAAATGTTTGAAGCCAGCGTTGACGGTCAACCTTATGACACTGAACGTTGGGGCCAATACTTCCGTCCTGCTGGTGTTCAAGCACCTGGTGGCGCCGGTGAAGATGCTGCACCAGCACCTGCTGCTGCACCAGCACCAGTTGCTCAAGCCAAGCCTGCTGTGACCGAGGATGATCCCCCTTTTGACACAGACGACACTCCGGCTGCATCTGCACCAGTGCAATCTGCTGCTAAACCAGCACAAAAAGCTGAAGACATTCTGGCACTAATCCGCGCTCGTCAACAGAAGTAATGCAATTAGATATTGTGGTGGATCACCACAATGTGGTTACGGTAGATCTCTACCGTAACCCTTTCGTGGAACGCTGGTGTAAACTACTGGAAAGAACTTACGCCGTGTGTTCGATCAACCAACAAGATTCTTTTTCGCATGCTCTTACCGAATCGCAAGCAAAAGCACGTTTGTCAGCAGCAATCAACACAATTAATCGTTTTCTAAAACATGATTTTGTGCCTGTTGCTGACGAACAGAGCTGGGACAGTAAAGATTGGTACAATCAGTTACACATCTGTTTTGAAAAACTCAGTGGTGAGTTTGGAAAGCCAACAAAACTTTTCCAACTAGCCCCAACAGACGTCAAAGCAGCTATACGCGATCTTAACTTTTATGTGCATCGATTGGAACAACGACCTTATAGTGATTGCAGGCCCTGGTTTGTGATCTTTGACAAGGAATGTTACACCCGTCAAGACTTGGAACCCCAGGACTATGCGTTGTTTGATCATCAAGTAAGTGTTGGAACAGTTTTTATAAATTACAGTGAGTTAGGTAAAACATATCATGACATTTATGTTGATGGTTTACCTATTGACTATGCTGGGATCAAAAACAGCCACTACTACAGCGCAGAATTTGCTATTTGGTTAGACCCTGACCGCACCAGTTTGTTTGAATCAGGATTCTATAACTGGGCCGAACAACACAACATAAATGTTAATGACAAAACGTTGGGACTTGGAACTATACCTATTGGACAAGTTCGCGATGTAGACACAATGAAAAAAATTGCGTATAATGGAACACAAATAACTGACATAAGGATCTATCATGGCTAAACCATTTGACATTTCAAAATTTCGTAAAGAAATTACCAAAAGCATTGATGGCCTAAGTATTGGCTTCAATGACCCCACTGACTGGGTCTCAACAGGCAACTATGCCCTGAACTATCTTATCAGCGGGGACTTCCACCGTGGCATCCCATTGGGTAAAGTAACAGTGTTTGCTGGCGAATCCGGCGCTGGCAAATCATACATCTGTTCAGGGAACATTATCAAGAACGCACAAGAGCAAGGTATCTTTGTTGTGCTGATTGACAGCGAAAACGCTCTTGACGAGGACTGGCTCAAAGCACTTGGTGTTGACACCAGTGAAAGCAAACTGCTGAAATTGAGTATGGCAATGATTGATGACGTGGCCAAGACTATTTCAACCTTTATGGCTGACTACAAGTCTCTACCCGATGGCGAACGTCCCAAGGTCCTGTTTGTGATCGACTCGCTGGGTATGTTGCTGACCCCAACTGATATTAACCAGTTTGACAGCGGCGACCTTAAAGGCGACCTGGGCCGTAAGCCTAAAGCACTGACAGCACTTGTTCGTAACTGTGTAAACATGTTCGGTAGTTACAACGTAGGTCTTGTTTGTACCAACCACACATACGCTAGCCAAGACATGTTTGACCCCGATGACAAGATCTCAGGTGGCCAAGGCTTTATCTACGCAAGTTCTATCGTTGTTGCTATGCGCAAGCTCAAACTCAAAGAGGACGAGGATGGCAACAAAGTAAGTGAAGTCAATGGTATTCGTGCAGCATGTAAGGTTATGAAAACTCGCTATGCCAAGCCATTCGAGGGCGTGCAAGTCAAGATCCCTTACGAAACAGGCATGAGTCCACACAGCGGTTTGGTTGATCTAGCTGAGAAGAAAGGTCTGCTGAAAAAGGATGGTAACCGACTGATGTTTGTCACAAGCGATGGTGAAATTATCAAGCAGTTCCGCAAGGCCTGGGAAGCCAACGAAGATGGTTGTTTAGACAAGCTCATGGCAGATTTTAAAAATCAGAAAGAAACGGTAAGTAGCACTGAGGAGGAAGCTGAGTAATGGATGAAAATCTAGCTAGTGTTATTTGGAGTGAACTTCGTCGCTATGTCAATACCGTGGATCGAGCAGAAGCCGCTGAAGTCTTAGTAAGTATTCTAATCGACAACGATGGCGACATTGACGATATTCGGGATGCGTTCCGTGGAGACAGTGATATTAAACGTGCGCTGTCTAACTACACCAACAACGACGAAGAAGAAAGCATCGACGAAGAAGAAGAGGACTCTGATTACGACGAAGAATGGGATGAATAATGTCCCAAAAGTTTTTCCCGATAAAAACGGATCCAGCCTGTCAACTCAAGTGGACATGGAGCACCATAAACTTTTATTCGGGAAAAACTAATTCTTGTCACAGAGTTCGAGAGACTCCAATTGATCTCAATGACTTTGATAATTTTCACAACACCCCATCTAAAGTCAATGACCGACAGTTGATGTTGGCCGGACAATGGCCCACAGGTGGTTGTGAGTATTGTAGTTCTGTAGAGCAGGCTGGCGGCTTTAGTGACCGCCAGTTTCAATTAGGCATACCTGATATGTATCCGCCTGAGTTAGACAGTGATCCTACCGCAGTGGCAGTTACTCCGCGCATAGTCGAAATATGCATTGACAATGTCTGCAATCAAAGTTGTATCTACTGTGAAGACAAATACAGCAGCAAGATCTATCAAGAAAACATACGCTTTGGTGAGTTTAACTACGGCTCTGTTCGATTGCAAAACATCAGTACACGCAACCCCGATTTAGATTTGCTGGAACACAAGTTTTGGCAATGGATGGATCAGCACGGACACCATGTACGCCGACTGCACATACTAGGCGGTGAGCCATTGTTTCAGCCACAGTTTGAGCATGTGCTTTCTTATCTAGAAACACACAGCAATCCACATCTAACTCTGGTTATTACAACCAATCTAAACATTGCACTGCCAAGGTTGCAAACGTTTTTAGATCGTATTAAAATATTACTCAAGCATCGTCGCATTAAAAAACTAGACTTTATTTGCAGTATTGATTGCTGGGGCAGTGAGCAAGAGTATATTAGACATGGACTAGACATGTCACGGTGGCAACAAAATTTTGAGTATGTGTTGGCACAAAAGTGGATTGGTGTTAGCATTAATCAGGCTATAACAGGATTGGGCATGAAGAGCATGCCCGAACTTTTTAAGTACATCAATCAGCATCGTCAGCATCGTCAGATCGAACAGTACTTTATGGTAGTGGTTAACAAACCATATCTACACCCCAAGATATTTGGGTCAGGATTTTTTGACAGTGACTTTAGTCGCATACTAGTTGAAATGCCCGAGGATGATTGGCATCAACGTACAGCTAAACAAAGCATGCAAGGTTTGCAGATTGAATGGAATCAACATCAACGGGATGATCAAGAACTCAAGTCATTGCAGGCGTTTTTGACAGAAATAGATCGTCGTCGAGGACTTGATTGGCGTCAAGTGTTTCCTTGGTTAACAAAAGAATTGAATTATGTGGTATAGTCGTATTACAGCAAGTCTTGGAAACATTCCAGATTTTATCCAGCATTACGAGCGTGAGCTCGAAGAAGCCAAGAAGGAATGTCGCATCGGCGGCTTAGTTGAGCGCAACATCAAAGAACTTCCGGGCATTACTGAACATCGTTTTAATCAGTTGCAAGAAATTGAAGCGGTGCTCAACTATCTCAATATTCAGCTGCGTAAGATACGTCGAAAACATTTCCAAAAGTATTTGGAAGCCTATGCACGAGCACTCACAAGCCGCGATGCTGAAAAGTATGTTGACGGTGAAGATGAAGTAATTGACTTTGAGTCTATCATCAACGAAGTGGCTTTGCTGCGCAACAAATGGTTGGGTATCATGAAAGGACTTGATGCCAAACAGTGGCAAATGGGACACATTGTGAAGTTACGCACAGCCGGCATGGAAGATATCACCGTGTAAAACTGCGTAGTAAATAGCAATATGAAAATTGTTCTAGTTACTGGGGGCTTTGACCCCATCCATTCAGGCCACTTAGCATACTTCAAAGCAGCACGACAATTGGGTGATAAACTAATTGTTGGTGTCAATTCCGACGCTTGGCTAACTCGCAAAAAAGGACGTCCGTTCATGCCCATGACCGAACGCTTTGCGCTGGTCAGTGCATTGGATGTAGTTGACGAAGTCGTGGTCTACAACGATGATGATGGCTCAAGCCGTGATGCTATCCGTTTGGTACGCATGCGTTACCCCAATGACACCATTGTATTTGCCAACGGTGGAGATCGCACCAGCGACAACATTCCTGAAATGAGTGTTGCTGATGACAATGTTTTATTTGAGTTTGGCGTTGGCGGCTTCAACAAAGCAAATTCTAGTTCGTGGATTCTTGAAGATTGGAAAAAGCCGCGCACACAAAGATCATGGGGATACTATCGTGTGCTGCACGAAGTTGGCCCCGGGGTCAAACTCAAAGAGCTTACAGTCAATCCCAAGACTTGTTTGAGCATGCAACGGCACCAGCACCGTGCAGAATTTTGGTTTGTAGCTGAAGGCACTGCAACAGTGTACACAGTTGATCCCAATACCACAGACTCTGACATAAAATGTGTCATGGTTGCGCACGAATCAACATGGATAGCTAAAACAGAGTGGCATCAGCTTTGCAATGAAACTGACCAACCGCTCAAACTTATTGAAATTCAATACGGTGATCTATGTGAAGAAGATGATATCGAGCGACTATGAAAGACATTATTCCTATCTTTATAGGGTATGATCCCAGAGAAGCCATAGCATATCATACCTGCGCTAATTCTGTTATTAGAAACAGCAGTCGACCAGTGGCCATTGTGCCTGTGGCTTTGAACTTGTTTCGAGACTACACAGAAACACACACTGACGGCAGCAACCATTTTATCTACACACGTTTTCTTGTTCCTTGGCTAATGGACTATTCTGGACATGCCATCTTCATTGACGGTGACATGATTGTTCGTGGCGATATTGCTGAACTTTGGGATATGCGCGATCCCAGCAAAGATGTTCAAGTGGTCAAGCACGACTACAAAACTCGCATGCCTGTAAAATACCTAGGAGCAAAAAATGAAGACTATCCTCGCAAAAACTGGAGTAGTGTTATTTTGTGGAATTGTGCTAGCTTTCCTAACAGGAAACTTACCCCTGAGTTCGTCCAACAATCCACAGGTAGTGAGCTCCACCGCTTCTCGTGGTTAGAAGATCAACGTATTGGTGAACTTCCAAAAGAATGGAACTGGTTGCCCGATGAATACGGGCCAAATACCGATGCCAAGCTCTTGCATTATACCTTAGGTACACCATGCTTCCAAGAGTTTGCCGATACGCCACAAGGAGATGAGTGGCATCGTGAAAGAATTTTTACTGAGTATTGCCAGCAACGATTATGAGTGATCAAGAAAACACACCATTGCTGCCCCCACCCAGGCATGAATTTGACATGGTGCCCGATGATGTTCGCACATTGTTTCAGGACATCTTAAAACATCGAGTTGATCCCTCTGGCGAATACTACGGTATGACACTGGAACACTTACGACTGCGCTTAGCCAATGTTAGTCCACTCAACTGTGTGGCCATAGACAGTGATGTTAGATATGAAGAGAAAGGTCACATGTACGACCCAATATTACAAAGTTTTATACAAGGTTGCGGTGGACAAATATCAACCTGGGCACAGCAAGAACACCAAACCACCCCAGTTGTTTTGCGAGGTGTGACAAAACGCAAACAGATGGAAGCTTGTCGAGCTGCTGGTAGGGATTTTTATTACATCGACACCGGCTACTTTGGCAACGGTAAAAAGAAAACTTACCATCGCATTACCAAGAACGATGTACAAAATTTTGGTCCCATTATAGATCGTCCCAATGATCGTTGGGATCGATTGGGACTCAAGCTAAGAAAGTTTCGTCGTGATGGTGATCGCATTTTGTTGGCGCCGCCAAGCCAAAAGCTGCTGAATCTCTACAACATCAATTTGGAAGAGTGGCTACAAAATACCATCGATACTATACGCGCTAAAACAGATCGCGAAGTGGTTGTTAGACTCAAAAAAGGTCGCGCCGAACGCCAAAGTACAGATACCATGGAAATGGCGTTGGCAGACAACATTTTTTGTTTGGTTACTTTTTCTAGCATTGCTGCTGGCGAAGCATTGCTGTGCGGCAAGCCCGCTATTACACTAGGACCCAACGCTGCTGCACCTTTGTGTAGTCAAACACTAGATGAAATTGACAATCCTCGCGTGCCTACGCTAGATGAAATGGCAGCTTGGTGCAGACACATAAGCTATTGCCAATTTACCGAAGCAGAAATGCGCGACGGAACAGCCTGGAGAATTCTCAACGGTGGTTGATGTTGTTGTTTACGTAAGTTCTATTGCTAATCCCAACAAGCATTCAAGAAAAATTCAGTGCATGGAGAGCTTTGCTCAAGGTGTTCGAGCAGCGGGCGGCACTGTTGTAGTTGATTGGGACTATAGGTACCAACCCAGTCCATTGGCAGTGATGTTGGGCTGGGCCACTACCAACACCGGTGGCCGTAACATTACATTACGTAAACAAGTCATTGCCGAACAACAACGACATGGATTCAAAACCATGTGCATTGATGCTAGTTGTTTCAAATACTTAGACGATACTGGAACTTATCTGCGTTACAGTCTTGGTGGCCCGTTTTATGATCGAGCTGAGTATGCCAACAAGAACAGTGATTCGTCAAAGTGGCGGGAAATACAACAACAATTAGGCATCTCAATGAAGCCAGCAAAAGTCAACAACACTGGATACATTTTGATAGGCATGCAGCGAGATGGGGGTTTTGCTATGAAGGCTCTGCACCCCATGGTCTGGCTATCTAAAAAAATTGAAGAGATTCGCCGTTACACAAAACGCCCCATAGTTATACGTCCACATCCTGGGCAGTATGACATGCGTGACTTTGCTGCCTACGTTGGCAAAAGCGGGGCAAAAAACAACATCACTGTAGTAGATCCCAAGAACTCAAAACTGGTTGATGATTTGAAAAATGCACACTCAGCTGTGTTCTTCAATAGCTCAGCCAGTGTGGCTGCTGTGTTAGAAGGTGTGCCTGTGTTTGTTGACGATGTATCTGCTGTGACATGGAATGTAGCACACACTGATATTAGCCTAATAGAAACTCCTAAAGAATTTGCAAGAGACCAATGGATAAATGATTTGGCCGCCGCACACTGGAGTGATGCTGACGGCCGTGCAGGACGAATCTATCAAAGATTCTTAACTTACTTGTGAACTACAACATCGTAGTTGTGCCCATGTACGTGGGCCCACTTGTCAGTGTGATCTACAACAGTTATCTTTTCCCGAATAATTTTAACACCCATGTGAGCAATTAGTTGTTCGCGCCACCACTCAGGGGGCTGAACAATCAAGTGTGCGTTGCGACCATCGGGTAAATTCTTCTTGGCTGGATAGCAGGCAATTCTAAAGCAGCCACAGCGGGTCATCAATGCACCTATGGTCTTTAGTGTTGCTTCTAGGTGCGCCGGTTCTATGTGCTCAATGGCATCTGTGCTGACAACTACATCAACTGGCTCACTGGGCAATGTTTTGAAGTCAGGGTTACCTGGATCATAACCTGACACTTTGATATCAGGGTGTAGTTCAGACACTGTGGCAATCAAACCACCCTTGCCACATCCAAAGTCCAACAACGTAGTGGGTTTATACTCGTTGATGAAGTCTCTTACTATTTTGTAAGCCTTGGCACCGTGATTGAATTTGCCAGCACTGTGCAACTGCTCAAGTTGTTGCTGGTATGCAGAGTCTATTATTGCCATCCCATGATCCAATCATCTTTGACTTGATCCAATTTGGTCATGCCCCAGTCTTGCAACAAGCCAATGGCAGCATATTGACTGTATTCTTTGGCGTACATATCATGCGGCTTTTGTTCTAACACAATAATGGGACGACAACGTCGAATTGTTTGTTCGGCTCCACGTATGACCTTGTACTCGTAGCCCTCGCAATCAATTTTGATGTAGTCAACATGCTCAAGATTGAGGTGATCCAAACGTATTACTTGCACATCACCTTCGCCAACTTTGTTGGGATCAATGTGGCTGTGTCCGGTGTTGCCTTCTGTGATGACCATGGTGGCCAACATGTCTTGATCGCCCAAGGCCATGGGGCTTGCCCATAGTCGTTCACTGGTGACGTTTTTGGCCAAGCACTCTCTAAACATAGACACAGGTTCAAATGCAATGACTTTGTCAAAGTGTTTGACAAGATCTCGACTCCAAAGACCAACGTTGGCCCCAATGTCTAATGCCACTCGCTTGTTCTTGACATAGTTGAGACTGCGCAAGCGAACTAGTTGCTGATACTCAGCAGGCCCGCCCTTGTCTACGCTTTTCTTTAGCATTTTTGGAAAGTGGCTTTCAATGTCGGGGAACCACCACCCCATAAATTCACGCATTTAATATCTCCTCAGTCTCGTCAAGTATACGTGCAGCGGTGCCATTGACTAGCTCTTCAGTGTGAAACTGTCCGTAGGCCAAATGGCAAGCCCATTGATGTATCTGGTCAGAATCTGCAAACCAAGGATCATCAATTTTAGTTAAATCTGTGTTTGATACTGGACTAGATGCATTGCATGGTGCTGTAACAAACACAGGTACACCAGCCATTATGGCTTCGGTGGCAGCATTGCTGTTGAATGTAACTAGAGCATGCACATCAGCTAACCAGTCTTCGGCTCGTTGAGTTTTGCGATCTACTCTACTGGCCGGACGTTGTCTAACAACAATAGGTCTATCGGTGTGTTGTTTGATAGTATCAATGGTATCACGCATCCATTGATCTAATGTAAGTCCGTAAAAAGCACAGGGCTTTTCGTCTGGTGCAGCGATCAAAATGTTACGCCCGTGATTTTGACGTGGGCGCAGTTTAATACCATGTCGTTGCCAACGGTCTGCAGGCCTAGCTATGATATCGCCGTGTTGCAAATTGTTGGGAACTATACGATGCCAGTACTTCCAGCCGTTGGGATTGGCTGCACTGGGTCTATTACCAAAGTACCCTGAATCCATGTATCTAAATTGTCGATTGTCTTGCCAGCAACGTTTGATAATTTTGTGTTTCATTATGCCACGTATGACCAAGGGATCTTGACTGTCCTCGTAACGCCAAGTTTCCAACAGTGTACAAGCAGCACCAGCACCATTGGCCAACATCTGTACATATTGGTCCTTGCCCTTTTTGTCAAGATAGATCCAGTTTTTCATTGCCAATAAGCTTCGGTGCGTTTTTTGATTAGATCTCGGGGCTTGTTAGACTTGCCAGTATCTTTGCGATTGCCTTTGAGATGGTCAAGGTACGCACCCCATTCGCAGTTGATCAACGGATGCCCCTCCCCATCAATCAAGCCAGCACTCCAGTTGAGTTCTCTTAGCTTGAACTTTCCACGCACAGCATCAAACACATAACTGTCGTGCCATTCTTTGAGCGTGAAGATCCCATTGTCTGCATCGTCATACATGCGTTGGAATTCAGCAAGAAATTGTTGTATGTCAGCACTGGTCAAATGCATACCGTAAAGACCACACTCGGTGAATTTGTTGCTGCGACCAGCAAAGCAAAGTTCTTGTGTGTCGGGAAACAGCTCACCAAGTCTGGCAGCACTGATGGCGCTATGGCACACCATGTCAGCATCCATCCAAATCAGCCACTCAGTTCCGCAGGTTTGGGCAGCGTGGAATATGGCATAGACTTTGTGTGCAAAGCGCACTGCCTGCCACTTAAATGCTTTTTTCTCTGCGCCCGGAAAAGGGTTACCATTGGCTTTGGGAACATTGCGCCACTTGTTTTTGAATGCCACAAGCTCTTTACTATGACCCTCGAGGTCAAGTACTTTTAGATTTGGTGCAGACTCAGTTAGATTGCAACCTTCAGCATAGACCAACAGTTGTACATCCTGGGGCCAAGTTTCCAAAAAGGTTTTGATCATTCTCTTCCCATAACGATTGTAACCGTCACTGTTAAACGTGGTAACTACACTGTATTTCATAGGGATATTTAGTGATCAAAAACATAGCCTATTTTCCTTCTCAGTGTGCATTGAACTCAGCGCCAGTCATGGGTGCTGTGTTAGACAGCATTCGTGCTGCGGGCATAGGCACGCAGGAAAATTCTATGTGGAGTGATGCAGCAGTGATTTGGTCAGTGTTGTGGAACGGCCGAATGGCAGCAAATCGACAAGTGTATCAACACTATCGCAGCCAAAACAAACCAGTGATTGTAATTGATGTGGGTGCATTGAATCGCGGCGTGACTTGGAAAATTGCAGTCAACAACATCACAGCCCAGGGCTACTACGGCCACTTGGAGAACTTAGATTGGGATCGACCCAGCAAGTTAGGTATCTCCTTAGGGCAAGCCAAAGGTACTGGCTCACACATTGTTGTGGCAGCACAGCACAGTCGTAGTCAACAGCTTGATGGTGTTGACCAGGAAGCATGGATCACAGACATCATACAAAGATTAAAAGCCCACACAGACCGGTCTATTGTTGTTAGGCCGCACCCAAGGTCCGTGCTGAATTTCGATCGATTGCCCGCCGGAATACCAATCGAAAAACCCATCAAGTTGTCTAATACATACGACAGTTTTGATCTAATGTTTGATTGTCATGCTGTGGTAAATTACAATTCGGGTCCAGGAATACAAGCAGCCGTGCATGGATGTAGACCCATTGTCAGCAGCACCAGCTTGGCGCATCCAGTAAGCGTTGACATCCAAGACATCGAACGTAGCTATGACATTGACAGACAACAGTGGCTGGTGCAGATTTGCCACAGCGAATATACAGTAGAAGAATTAAAGCAAGGCTTATGGCTAAAAAGAATTTCCTCAGCACTACAGGCATGATTGATTGTGCTTGTGTTATACACGGGTCGGGCTACAACTGGACCTATGTCGAACATCTCTACAACATGCTTCGTCGCGTGTTTGCAGATCAAATGCGATTTCATGTCTACACCGAGCATGACCGCAGTGTGCCACCGCACATGATCAAACATTGTCTAGACGATTGGGGCATTTCGGGACCCAAAAAATCTTGGTGGTATAAATTGCAGTTGTTTAATCCAGCACATCATCAAGGCAATCTATTGTATCTCGATTTGGACATGGTCATTGTGCGAGAATTGGATTTTATAAGGTCGTTGGATACTCGCTGTCTTTGGGGTATACGAGATTTTCGTTATCTCCAGCGTAGAAATCCAGGTTTAATGAATTCCAGTATGATGTGGTGGAACGTGGGGGAGTTTGCTTGGGTCTACAATGATTTTATCAAAGAAGCAGTAACCAGCACTATTAGAAATTACCCCGGTGATCAAGACTATCTCAGTGCTAAAATCTCTGTGGAGAAACGTAGATTTTTTGAAGATCGTTATTTTGAAAGCTATCGCTGGCAATGTCTTGATGGTGGATTTGATTTTGCCCGACGAGCATATAAAACCCCGGGTAGTGGGGTAACTATACAGCCCGAAACAGCCGTGGTAGTTTTTCACGGACAGCCCAAGCCACACCAAGTAAAAGATCCACAGATTTTGGAGCTCTGGAAATAATCCAGTATTGCACCATAAATACAACAAGAGGAAAACGCTATGATTCAAGCACCTGCCAAAGTTATATTCAATGTGCATTCTGCTCCAGCAATGCCAAGTCACGTAGATATTACAGCCGTTAATCGCGTCACACAAGAAACAACTACAGTTTCTGTAGACTTAGAGCCCACTTTAAATTGGACTCTAAACAGCACCAAGGAAAATAGTCATGCTGTTGAGCTGCCAGTGACCATTGCCCTAGAGCATACAAACTTAGCTGCATCAAAAATAGCGTTCGAAACTGATTATGATATCACCATAACTGCCGAAGGCAGTAACATTTTAATTTGTGGTTATGCAGTTGAGTGCAATCTGCCGGTTGGTTGGTTCACTATCAAGGGAATTTTTGACATTAAAAACCAACCAGTTTGGGATTCTGGTTCTGAACATTATGCATATGACGATCACGTCAGCGTTGGAGGCCAGCCCCCGTTATATCCCGGTCCCAGCAGTTTAATAGTCGATGCTGGAGATAAAGTTAGTTTCTCTGGCGTTATTAGAACAGCATTTTTAGATCCCAAAACAACTTAAAACAAAATCAACGCCCGGGTCCCGGGCGTTGCCACGACTAATACTTCTGTAGTACTTGACCAAAAATTCCCAATTTGCTATAATAGTGGCATAGTAAGCAAAAAAGGAGCCAGCAATGATGCGTGAAATTGGTTACATGGAAGGTTATCGTATGATGCGAAGCGTGGGGGCAGATTGGCTGAGCTCTGTGTTCATGGCCTTTGTGTGGGTCCTGCGTGGCGACAAAATTTACGATCAGGAGTAATACTATGGGTTACAAAATTCTGCGCGATCGTGATGCAAAGTATCAGCCACGCAAAGGCCTAGAAGGTCCGTTCTTCTACCCCAACGGCCAGGTGTTGTACTACGATCCCAAAGAGGGAAAGTACTACGATCCTACTACTGACTTCTACGTGGAATACGAGGACGTGGAAGAGCTCAAAAACATGTTTCTGCAAACCCTGGCTCGGTAATACTTGAGTATTACGTTTGTGGTTGACCCAAAATTCGCAATGTGCTACAATAGTGGCATAGAAATGAAAAACTTATGAACATTCGTTTACGTGCTGGTGTTGAAGTGCTGGTGGGCACTGTTGGCCTGATTTTCTTGATTGTGCTGGCCAATGCTGGCTTGGATCTGTTGATTGCCAACTATGGCATCCAGTCCATTGCATACCTGGGCATTGTGGTTTTGCTGGGCATTTTTATGAACTTGGTGTACCAAGTTCGACTGAGCCAACTAAAGTACACAGAAAAACTCAAAGAAATTGTTGAGAAAAAAGGTTGACCAAAAATTCCCAATTTGCTATAATAGTGGCATAGTAAGCAAAAAGGAGCCACATGCAGTACACTCTGATTACCGGTAAAGGAAAAGTATACACTTTTTTCATCCAGGCAGTAGCAGAGCAGTTTCAACTGGCCTACGGGGGTGTTGTTTTTACGCAACAGATTCTCGAACAGCAACAAACAGTTGACCAATAATTCCCGATTTGCTATAATACTAACATAACGTAACAACACGGAGCCACAATGAGTTCGATTCGCATTATCAACGGTAGCTATCGCGGTCAAAAGATTCACAACACTGTTTTTGAACTAGTGTCTGGGTTTCAAACTGGCGCCAAAGGTGGCTACGTCACTGTAAAAAACGCCGGCAATTTTCCTAAGTTTGGTGAAACGATTCGTGTGCTGGTTGACAGCATCTCAGATATCGAGTACACTAGCGAGATGACGCACGACAACACCGTACACTTTGAGAAGCCCGTGGCCCAAGTCGAAACTGACGAAGAAGCCATGAACCGTATTCGCGAACGTTTTGACATCCTGCACGAAATGAGTAAAGCGTGTGTGTCTGGTGACATTCGTGCTATGATTGTGTCGGGCCCGCCCGGTGTTGGCAAGAGCTTTGGTGTCGAACAAGAGATCGAAAAGGCCTGTTTGTTTGACAAGGTTGCTGGCAAGCGACTGCGAGCTGAAGTGGTCAAAGGCAGTGCCACCCCCATCGGCCTGTATCAAACTCTCTACAAGTACTCGGACCCCAACTGCGTGGTTGTGTTTGACGACTGTGACTCAATCCTGCTAGATGACGTTGCACTGAACTTGCTGAAGGGTGCCCTGGACAGTGGCAAGAAGCGCAAGATTAGCTGGCTTGCTGACAGTCGCATCCTGCGTCAAGAAGGCATTCCTGACAGCTTTGAATTCAAAGGCTCTGTGATCTTCATCACTAACTTGAAGTTTGACAAGATGAAGTCGCAGAAACTGCGGGACCACTTGGATGCACTGCAAAGTCGCTGTCACTATCTGGACCTGACCTTGGACACCATGCGTGACAAGATCCTGCGCATCAAGCAAATTGCCAAAGACGGTGTGTTGTTCCAAGACTACGACTTTGATCAGGCTGTGCAAGACGACATCATTGACTTCATGAACGAGAAGCAAAATCGTCTGCGTGAAATGAGCCTGCGCATGGCGCTGAAGATTGCAGACTTGCGCAAACTCAGCCCGCTGAACTGGAAGCGTCTTGCTGAGACTACTTGCATGAAGCCCGCCCAATAACCCCTGCCGTGTGCGTAACGGGCAGTGCCAATAAGTCCCGTTTCGATAAGGATACACTATGAACCTTGTGCTATATTTGATCTACATTGCTACAGCCTTTTCGCTGTACATGGTGTGGTTGCTGGGTGTTGCAATGTTTGTTGAAGTCATTGTGCCTTGGTTGGTGTTCATGGTAGTGATCTTTGCGCCATTGGCTTGGATGTTTAGGGACAAGGAGTTGAAATGAACAAGTGGGTAGAGATTGCGGCGGCTGTATTCATCATTGGTTATTTTGCATTGGCTTTTTATGGTCTCTACCGTATTGCAGAATATCTAATATCACTCTGGAGTTAATAATGAAACAGCGTGGATTTACTCTTATTGAACTGATGATTGTGATTGCAATCTGCGGCATACTGGCTGCGATTGTTGCTCCTATTATGTTCGGCGCAGGTAACAACAGCACCATCAGCTATGGTATCAACGGCATGACCGAAATGCGATGCATTGACGGCTATAAGTTTGTGATTGGGGACAAAGGCCAAGCACGACAGGTCATGGATGAGTTTGGCAAAGGCGTGCGGTGTGAGAACCCCAACGCTGGCAAGCCGGGCAGTTTTGGGAGTATGTGACGTGGGTAGCGACAAGGCCTTCTTTGGAACTGTGTTGGCCATGATGGCTCTGTTGTTTGGCTATCCTGTAGCGGCATTCTTTATATTTTTAGTTGCGGTGATGTCATGAGTGTTTGGGTCATATTAAACATTTTTCTTGCTTGGCTTATGTGGAAATGGGCCATTCGAGATTTTGAAAATGGCCACAACGGGCTGGGTTGGATGAACATTGTGTTCAGTGCGTGGAACGCGGCGGCTGCGGCCAATGCAATTTTTTAAGGAACGATATGTACGAAATTTGGGACGGTGATGTGTTTTTGTTCTATGTTGATAACGCAGACGAAGCGGATCAATACACAGAGTCCGGTTTTGCAGTTCGCACAGCAGACATGAGTTAAGTTTTTTCCTAGGGCAACATACGGTTGGCTCCGGCCCTAGGCTTCACAGCAGGCACTTCGGTGCCTGCTTTTTTGACTTTTGCAAGCGGTAAGTATATACTGTTACAATGTTTAAATTCTTGCTGATACGTCTGGGCCAACAAGGCGATTTAGAATTACGATTCCGAATTAAAAATTCACCCATTGCTGAACTCTGGGTTGACCGCATGCTCCAGAGAACAGCCTGGCCCTTGGACCACCCCGACAGATTCTACGGATTTGGCACTCCAGCTGAAGAGAGAAAACGTGCAGTGGACACTATCCAACAGTGTATTGATGCCATCAATGCACATCAAGTCATAATCAACAGACCGTTTGAATACACACAAGACTGTCTCAACTACTTGCACAATATTTTTGAACGCTATCACGGTTTGTTGGATCAACAAAATTCAGACTACTGGAACAATGCACCCGAATCTGTGAGAAAGGCCTTGGCAGAATTGAACTTGGCTGTACATCGATGCGAAAGTGTAGCCGCAGGAGCCCAACCTAGATTTGTTTGCACTTGGTTCGGTATGCCCAAGGTGCATCGTCTTGCTTCGGACCTACAAGGGATGTACGGAGATTGGAGAATCAAGTTTGGTACCGTGTACCTAAACTATTGTGAAATTGGAAAAACTGTTGAGGATCTGGCCCATGACAATGATAAGTACATAGGAGACGATGCATTTCGCCCCTTCAGTCACTACAGTGCAGACTTTAATGTGGCATTTTATGATCGAGACCTAACCAACATATACGGTCGAGTCCAACGCTACATTGATGAACATCAAGATTTTTTTGTTGCGCACAGCATTAAAAGTGTGTATAATATCAAGGCACAGCCACTGCGATTTCCCGTAGCCGAATTAGAATATCAAGGCGCTAGGGATAGCCTACTTTTTGAAATTGCACAACGCCAGTGGGTGCAACAGGTACTATTAGAATGAAAACAGCAACCATCGTCATACGTGACGAAGTTAATATCAAGATCGAAGGCCTGGACCTGGACATGCGCAAGCGTCTGGTCAATGCTTTCAAATACGACGTTCCTTATGCTAGATATCTCCCGGCAGTTCGACTAGGGCGCTGGGACGGCAAAGTAAGTTACTTCCAACTGGGCGGCAGCACATTTACAAACCTGTTGCCGGAAATATTGCCTATGTTGGAACAATACAACTGGGATGTGGAACTTGATGACCAGCGTGACTACTCCTTTGGATTTGATTTTGATCTTGTGGAAGAAAATCGCTGGGCATACAAGACATGGCCCAAAGGTCACCCCGCCGAAGGCCAGCCTATTATGTTGCGTGACTACCAGGTAGAGATTGTCAACAACTTCTTACAGAACCCGCAGTGCATACAGGAAGTGGCCACAGGCGCTGGCAAAACAATCATGACTGCTACTCTGAGTGGGGCAGTTGAACCATTTGGGCGTAGCATTGTAATTGTGCCCAACAAGAGTCTGGTGACACAGACAGAAAAAGACTATCGCAACGTGGGCTTGGATGTGGGTGTTTATTTTGGCGATCGCAAAGAACACGGACACAAGCACACCATTTGCACCTGGCAAAGTCTCAATGTATTGCTGAAAAACACAAAATCTGGCACTGCTGACATAACCATTGGAGACTTTATTGAGGATGTTGTATGTGTCATGGTGGACGAAGTACACATGGCCAAGGCAGATGCACTGAAAACTCTACTCACAGGGGTAATGAGCAAGATACCTATCCGCTGGGGATTGACAGGAACCATTCCCAAAGAGAAATTTGAAAGCCAATCACTGTTGGTCAGTCTTGGACCAGTTATTGGTAGACTCAGTGCCAATGAACTACAGCAACAAGGTGTGCTGGCACAATGCCATGTTAACATTGTGCAGTTAGTAGATCATGTGGAATTCAAAGAATATCAAAGCGAATTAAAATACTTGTTGGAAGAGAAAGGCAGGTTAGACACCATTGCCAATCTTGTTCAGCAAGTTAACGAAACTGGCAATACGCTGGTTTTGGTGGATCGTGTAGCTGCCGGACACGCATTAGTAGAACGCCTTGGGGATCGAGCAGTATTTGTCTCTGGGGCAACAAAATCGAAAGATAGACAGGAAGAATATGATTCAGTCGCAGAATCCAATGACAAAATTATCGTGGCAACTTATGGGGTGGCCGCTGTTGGTATCAACATACCCCGCATATTTAACTTGGTGCTGGTGGAGCCAGGCAAGTCGTTTGTTAGAGTCATACAATCGATTGGCCGAGGAATCCGACGAGCTGAGGACAAAGACTTTGTTCAAATCTGGGACGTCACCAGCACCTGCAAGTTCGCCAAGCGACACCTCACCAAGCGAAAAGCCTACTACAAAGAAGCTAACTATCCATTCACACAAGAACGGCTCGACTGGATGACTGTGGCATGAGCTTAGACTTTTTCAAAGACGACGGGGTGTTTCTGCCCATGCTCAACGATCAAGGCAGAAACGCATTTTACAGACAAGCCATTGGGCTTGCTGCACCGGGGCGAACTGTGTGCGACATTGGTGCTGGCACAGGGTTACTGAGCATAATGGCAGTGCAGTCCGGCGCCAGCAAAGTCATTGCAGTGGAAAGAGATCCACTGAGATGCAATTACCTCAAAGATATATTGTCCCGCACTGGTTACAGTAATCGTGTTGAAGTAGTGGAAGGTGAGTTTTTAAACACTGACATCAATGCCGATGTCTATGTCAGCGAAACAATAAACACACAGATCTTTGGCGAAGACATGCTCAAGCTCAGTAATCATGTTTGCCAACGTGGAGGTACGTTTATCCCTGGATCAGTTAGAATCTGGGCTGAAGCTTATGAGAACCATCCGGTGTTTATCCTGGACTTGTCTCGTAGCGAAGCTTACGATTTCAGTCCTTCAGTCAATGTGGACAGTAATTTTGTTGCAGCAATCAATCAAGATTTCTCACAGCAGAATGAACTCAAGGACACAGTGTTCCGGGCCAACCAGCTCAATCGTTTGTTTACCATGCTGGATCGTTTCACCGATCTAAAACTAAAAAAGCTGTATCAAACCAAACCAGTTGTTGTTGATTTCAATCGCTTCAATACCGAAAGCGACATTGCCATTACCATACCCAACCCCAATCATGCTTTGAGCAACGCCATGATAGTGTTGAAATGGCAAATGTGCTATCAAAATGTTGTACTTGACAGTGACCGTTGTTGGTTTGGCAATGTGGCCAAGGGTATCAATAAAAAATTCAGCACTAGATCCGAGATTGAATTTAGGTATGATCCTGAATTACACGATTGGAGATTGACTTACTGATGGGACGAGTATATCAACACATTGGCAACTACATGCCCACTACAGTGTCTGGGGTGTTTGTAGAAATTGGCAGTGATCGAGACGACGGTAGCACAGTATGGTTAGACGCACTGGCGCACGACTACAACACCAAACTAATTTCTGTTGATGTGCTGCCAGACGCTGGTACGGCATTGTCTAGCCGATGTGTTGATACTGAATTTGTTGTGGACACCGGCAGTGCCTGGGCCCAGAAATTTTCTACATCTGGACTTGGAATATCTGTACTGTATCTTGACAACTTTGATTACATTTGGGATATCAACGCAGTGTCGCCAGCGATTCAGTATCAAATGGCTCAGTATGCTACTCGTGGCGTAACAATGACCAATCAAAACTGTCAAATTGAGCACATGCGGCAAATAGTATCCCTGTTGCCGTGTTTGAATAATGATTCTGTGGTATCAGTTGACGACACATATTGCTACAACGATTGTTGGATTGGAAAATGCGGTCCAGCAGTGGTATATTTGCTGAGTCATGGGTTTGAGGTAGTACATCAAACCTTGGACTGTGGTGTGATATTGACACGCACCAAAAAATAATTTATACTATGGATATGCGAATTTTAACTTTAGACAATACCTATTACGATTTAGATCATCTACCAGAAGAAGTTGATGACATGCGCTTTGCAATACTGGACAACAGCAATCCACAAGATCCCGACTATCACTTCATACCCTTGATCTTCTTGGAAAGCTTTAACAGTCCGGCCTTGGTACTGCGAATTGGCAAAGCAACAATCAAAATGCCCATGGACTGGCAGATTCTAATTGGCGAACCCGACATTGGCGACTTGGAAGTACTGCCGTTGACATCGATCAATGATCGCGGCTTCAAAGCATTTCAATTCAACCCACTCAGTAGCTACAGGCCTAGTTTCCCTGACATTGAAATCTTAGATGTGTATCACGAAGTGTCGTGGTACGCACCCAAGCTCAAGAACGGACAGATGCTGGCTGTGCCTATTAATGATGAAGATGCGCCCGACTGTGTTTACTTTGTCAAAGACATCAGTCGTAACTGTGAAATTGTAGATTACAACAAGGCCTGGTAACATGCAAATCAAATATCACAACAATGACATTGGCGGTGAAGTTGTCAAGGACAACGAAACCTACTTGCTGAAAGACAACAAAACTTTAAACAATCTTGTGTTGTCAAGCACTAAACTGTATCGTGGGCACAGCACTCGTGGACACAGACATGTGGGACAAGAAGAAGTATATTTCTTCTGTCATGGTTGGGGACAAATGATTGTAGGCGAAGAAGACAGTGAGCCATTTGACGTCAGTCCTGGTGACATTGTGTTGATTCCCGATGGTGCGTTTCACAGAGTCATCAACACCGGCGACATGAACTTGATTTTTAACTGTGTGTTTGACGGCAAAAGGAATCACTAATGGGCACTCTCAAGCCAGGCGCAACGTACATTTACGAGCGAGCCGACGGTATTATCTATGCTCGAGAGTTTGGCAAAACTAAACGACATGTAGTTGGGTATGAGTCTGGCAAGGACTACGATTTGTCTGGTTCAAACAAGCGTATGTTAAGCGAATTAAACGAAGTTGTTAAAATGTGTGAGACTGACTCAGGCATGAAAGAGTTGCTAGATCAATTGTTTGTAATGTATAATTTAAAGAAAAAACATGAGTGATAAATTAACCATTGCCAATGAAATGCGTATGTTTGACCGCAAGGTTAGAACATTTTATGACGAGCTCACAGCGGAGGAGAGGAAGAAGTTTTCAAACTACTTGATGATTCGCTGGGGTAGTTCAGTTGAAGGCAGTCGGGAACTACAAGAGTTCTATGTAATTGCCACCAATGAGCGACTCAACAAGCATTTCTTTGACGTCAACAAACATCCCAAATTGCAGTGGCTCATGGCCACAAGCGTAAGTCCAGACTTGGGCACACCTCGTCACACTTGGATCGCTCCCAAGAAAAAAGAAGCAGGGTTATCGGCCAAACGCAAAGCATTGCAGGCAATGTATCCCACTTACAAAGATGATGAGATTGATGTCATGGCAGCAATTACTTCACAAAAAGAAATTGATGCATATCTAAAGGCAGCTGGACAAGACAAGAAGAATGATTGAGCAATTGGTAGTCAACGGTTGTAGTTACGCAGAAGGTTACGCTGCCGGCGCTGGCCATGTTGATCTAGCTCGTCGATTAAACATCATGGGCCCGCATGGTCCACGGGCGTCAACTTTGGCCATTGGTGGCAGCGCAAACAGCCGTATATTAAGAACAACCCTCAAACACAGTTATCAAACCAACCGCCCCACGTTGTACGTATTGGGCATGACGTTTATCAGTAGATCAGAAATTCCCATCTGCGAACCCATAAACAATTTTGAAGGTCGCTGGACCAATCCTCAGAATCAAAATTTTGCACACCTATGGCAAGTGGGATGGTCAAAACGTGACACTGAACAATTTGTCAAACTCAAGCTCAAAACTGAAGTAATGTCTATCATTGATCGTACCGAAGATTTAATGTACAGCATGTTGGCTACTATTTCAGATTTGAAATCCCGAGGACATCGAGTGTTGATGTTTCAACAAGCCGACGATTTATATCACGAATACCTTGGTGATCCAAGACTACAGTTATTCAAACGTCCGGAAATCATACATGGCTTTGCTTGGCGAGCAATCGAATATCAATACCGCCAGGGGGTAAAACAAATGTCAGATGATATGACCGAAAACTATGTGCCCCCGGAAATGAAACATGCTCAGATCGGCGAACATGCTGTGCTGAACGAATACTTGACATCTTACATCAATGAGCATAAACTACTGTCATGACGTTTAAGTGTGAATTTTGCCAAAAAGAGTTTGCTCGTGAAACCAGCATTGCAGTTCACATGTGTGAACCCAAGCGTCGTCGCATGCAACAAAATGAACCGGGTGTTCGGTTAGCCATGCAAGCCTATTTGCGTTTCTATGAAGTGCATCAAGGCAGCGCCAAGCTCAAGACCTACGATGACTTTTGTGAGTCAAGCTATTACAAAGCATTTGTCAAGTTTGGAAACTATTGTGTAAACACTCATGTCATTGCACCGCATAGATTCATGGACTGGTTGTTGAAGCACAACAAAAAGATTGATCGTTGGTGTAGTGATCAAGTCTACACAGAATATCTAACCGAGCACTTGTTAGTTGAAGCAGTGGATGATGCACTCAAGCGAGCCATTGAACAAAGCATGCGTTGGGAAGAAACCACAGGGCATCCAGCCAAGGACATGTTGCGTTATGGCAATGCCAACGCCTTGTGCTATGATATCACAGCTGGGCGCATTAGCCCTTGGGTGATTTACAATTCGCAGTCGGGTCTAGGGTTTCTTGAGCAGTTGAGCTCTGAGCAAGTGGCAATGATTTGGCCGTACATCAATTCAGATGCTTGGCACAAGAAGTTTACAGACTACCCAGCAGACCAAGCTTGGGTCAAAGATATATTAGAAAAAGCAGGATGGTAATATGATTAAAGGTGTCAACGCCGGCAACGGAATTCAAGTTAACGGTGGTTATGTGAGTTGGCCGCAGTTTTACAACAATCAGAATACCAGCGGCAATACACTAGTAGGACAAGTTCGCTATAATGGTTCCACTCAAACCATGGAAGTCTACGATGGCCATACATGGTTGATGATGGCAAACTCATACCCTACAGTAGAGTTATCGGGCGAAGTACAATCTATCATAAACTGGGCTAGAATGAAAATAGCAGAAGAATCGCGTATCCGAGAACTTGCGGCTAAGCATCCAAGTGTAGCAGATGCACTAGAAGCAGTGGCAAGAGCCGAAGAGCAAGTTAAGATTGTGGCAGCATTGGTAGACAACGCATGAGCGCAGATATTGACATCGACTTACCCAACAGGGATGCACTGCTGAAGTTAATTCAGCATGTGCCTGCACGCCTGGAAGTTAGTGGTCAAGTACGTCGACACAATTCTGGCATTTATGTCACAGACATTCCACGGGATCCTGTCAACGGTTGTGCTGCTTTGGACTATGAAACTGCTGAACAACGAGGCTACTTCAAAATTGACCTGTTGAATATGAGTGTTTACAGTTTGGTACAAAGCCCTGAGCACTATCAACAGATGTTGGCAGCAACTCCACCTTGGCAAAGATTATGGACTGACACTGAGTGGGCCAGTCAGTTGGTTCACGTGGGCAACTATACAGATTTGCTGAAAAAGATGCAGCCCGATTCAATTCCAAGAATGGCTGCGTTTATATCGATTATTCGTCCGGGCAAGGCACACTTGCAAAACCGCCCATGGAGCGAAGTGTTTGCATCAGTGTGGGACGGGGACAGCAGTCGGGGATTTGTGTTTAAGAAAAGCCACAGCTTGGCCTACGCTGCTTTAGTGGCTTTACATATGAACTTGCTTAATCAAGACGCCGCACCAGCGTAATTGATTTTCTCTTGCTTTTCTTGCGGGCTATGTCCAGCAGACTGCATGTTGGGCCGTGCAAGATTTCCAAGTCTTTGTTGACAAAGGTACGTAGAGTACCGCGAAAACGGTCCCAATCGTGGCGCAGAAATATGTTGATGGGTATGCTGCGATTGCTTTCCCACCACCACTGACTGGCTAACTCCAAAAACAACAGCTTGTCTTCTTGATTTTGCACTGATCCAAAGTCGTAGATAGTGGTCACAGTGTCGTCTCTGTTTTGTACTACCCCTACATACTCCTGGTTGGCGTAGAGGCAAAGTGTTATGAACGGGTATTTTTCCGTTAGTTTTTCAAATATATTGTTACCCATAAATACGATTCGAGGATTGCTATGTATTCAACCACCGTTTACTTATACCAACAAATTACCAGAGTGTTGTTAGTTGACACCAGTGGTGGATATTTTACTATGAGGTATGACCCAGTGTACGCAAAAAGTCTAACAGTTAACAAAGGGGTTGACAACGTCCTCCTATTTGAATTTATCAATCAAGACCAAAAGCCTGTAAACATCACAGGCTCTACGTTTGTGTTTAGATTAATGAACCAAGAAGGTGATCGTTTGTTTGTTGAAAAACAATGCGAAGTGCTCAGTGCAGCCCTGGGCCGTGTCAAGGTAGTGTTGTCAATGGACGATACTGTGGATATTGTTGCCCAACCCGGCAGCTACAGTATTGAGCGCACAGCAGGTGATTACCGACAGGCAGTATACGTCAATGCCAACAGCCAAGCTCGTGCTGACTGCAACATAGTTGACAGCGTGATGCCAAACTTTGTGCCCAGCGCAGAACTCACAGTTCCCGACATGTACGGAAAGAATCAGATTGTCAGTGTTGCACCCACTGGTTGGCCTGATTGGGCACTGAATCCGCAGCCCATCAATTCTGTTCAACTCACAGAATTTTACAGCAGTTACATACCCACAAACGGATCTAGTTTAACAACCATCAAAATGGATCTAGTTCACTACACTGGCACAGTCAAAATCCAAGGTGCTCAAAACTATGAATCAACTTGGTATGATGTGACCGAAAGTCGTCAGTACTATGATGCCACAGAAACCATTTATTTCAACGCTGTGGGCTACCATCCCCTGTTGCGTGTGGCCCTAAACAACTCAGTTGGCTATGGAGCATCAGCTAACGTTACAGTTACCAACGGTGTTGTGACCGGGGTCAGCGTAACCAATCCTGGTGTAAATTATGTTGCACCTCCTTATGTTCAAATTTTGGGCGATGGTGCAGGCGCCACAGCCGAAGCTATCCTAACTGGCAATGGTGGATTGGCTGGAATCACAGTCACCAATGGTGGTTCGGGCTACATGCCGTTGCAGTTCAATAACACCATCTATGCCACCGCTTTGATAACAAACGGCTTGGTACAGAATTTACAATACCGTTAATTTTTGTTATACTGTGTAGATGCTTGACATCCTGAGTTATCTACCTACAAAACGAAAGCAAACGCCCTCGGGCTGGGTCAGCTTTAACTGTCCCTGCTGTCAAGAAAAGCGCAGTCGTGGAGGACTCAAGGCCACCGAACAGGGCTGGAGCTATCACTGCTTCAACTGCGGTTTCACTGCCAGCTTTGTTTTGGGAAGATCACTGAGTTATAAAGCACGTAGTTTTTTGAATAAACTAGGTGTGACTGAAAGTGAAATCAATCAAATCAACTTAGAAAGCCTACGACATCGCAACATACACGGTATATTAGATGATCGTATTCGAGTACTGAATGCACTGAGTGAAGTCAAATTCAATGAGATGGATGACTTCCCGCCAGGGAGTGAAGTTATAACTCCTGAACTAAAGTTCTACTGGAAATACTTGAGAGACCGTTGTGTGCCCGAAGATTTTCCGGCTATGACTACAATTCGCACAGACGGTATACATTGGGTACGACCACACGTCACAATACCTTTTACCTATGATGGGCAAGTGGTTGGCTGGACAGCTAGAATGTTGGATGACAAGAGTCCTAAGTTTATCAGTCACACACAACCAGGTTATGTGTTTGGCACAGATTTGCAGCACGACAATTGGCAACATGCGTTGGTCATGGAAGGTATTTTTGATGCACTCAGCATTGGCGGCCTTGCACTGATGCACAACAACATCAGTGATGCTCAAGCAAGATTAATAAGAAACCTAGGCCGAGAAATCACAGTAGTGCCTGACCAGGATCACGCTGGTATAGAACTAATTGACCGTGCAGTGGAATTGGGTTGGGCAGTGAGCATCCCTGATTGGGAAGGTTGTAAAGACGTTAACGACGCTGTGAAGAAATACGGTCGATTGGCCACCTTGCTAACTATTATGCAGGCCAGGGAAACCAGCAAAATTAAAATTGAATTAAGGAAGAAGAAACTTGTTAAAAGATTACGGGATTGATGTTCAGCGGTTGTTCTTGGAAATGATGTTGGAAGATGCACAGAGTTATGTGCGTGTTCAAAATATCTACAATCCGCAAAACTTTGACAAAAACTTGCGACCGGCAGCTGAGTTTATCAAAGAACACAGTGACAAATACAAAACACTGCCCGAGCGCACACAGATTGCCGCAGCCACAGGAGTCAAGCTTGAAGCAGTACCTGACCTCAATGAGGGTCACTTTGAGTGGTTCATGCAAGAGTTTGAGGGCTTTACCAAGCGCCAAGAACTAGAACGTGCTATTTTGAAGTCAGCAGACTTGCTGGAAAAAGGTGAGTTTGAGCCTGTGGAAAAACTGATCAAAGATGCTGTGCAGATCAGTTTGACCAAAGATCTAGGCATGGACTTTTGGATGGATCCCGAAAGCATGTTCAACAAATACTTTGACAACGGCGGGCAAGTAAGCACTGGCTGGCCACAGATGGACAAACTGTTGTACGGTGGTTTCAGTCGTGGTGAGCTCAACATCTTTGCTGGTGGCTCGGGTTCAGGTAAGTCACTGGTGATGATGAATATTGCCTTGAACTGGGTTCAACAGGGCTTGCATGGTGTGTACATTACACTAGAACTGTCAGAAGAACTAACGGGTTTGCGTACCGCGGCCATGTTGACCAACATGAGTACCAAAGACATTCGCAGGGATAAAGAAACTGCGGCGCTCAAAGTTAAATTGGTGGGTAAGAAAGCTGGTAGCTATCGAGTCAAAGCCATGCCAGCGCAGAGCAACATCAACGACATTCGTGCATTCCTTAAAGAGTATCAAATTCAAACAGGTCATCGAGTAGACTTTATGATGGTAGACTACTTGGACTTGTTGATGCCTGTGAGTGCAAAAGTCAGCCCCAACGACTTGTTTGTCAAGGACAAGTATGTTTCAGAAGAACTGCGTAACTTAGCCAAAGAACTGGGTATCTTGCTTGTGACAGCATCGCAGTTGAACCGATCGGCAGTGGAAGAGATTGAATTTGACCACAGCCATATTTCAGGTGGTATCTCTAAGATCAACACAGCAGACAACGTGTTTGGTATCTTTACAAGTCGTGCAATGAAAGAGCGCGGCAAGTATCAAATTCAGTGTATGAAGTCGCGTAGTAGTACAGGCGTGGGCCAAAAGATTGATTTGGAATACAACATCGAAACCATGCGTATCACTGATCCAGGTATTGAAGATACAGGACAAAGACCGCCAGCTGGCAATATCATGGAAGCTATTCGCGCTAAAAATGCCAGCAAAACAGCAGATCCAACTGATCCTCCCAAGTGGGAAAAACCCACAGGTGGCACACACGCTTGGGATAAACCCATGGCCCAAGCTGGTGACGGTCCTAAAATCACAGCTGATGTACAAAGTGCCAAACTCAAGCAGTTGCTGGGTCAGATAAAAAATGGTTAATCATGACCGTTGGAGGGATCAACAACTCCGCGGTATTGGTATAACAGCTAATTTGGCAGTGTTGCCGCAAGAAAAAGTCATGTTGGATTTTGTATGCCAACACAACATTGCTTGGAAATGGTTGGGAAGCCATACTGAGTTTAAAGAAATATGTCAACGCAAGATCCGTTTAAGTGATTCGGACTACCAAGGAGTAATATTGTTTGGGCCCAAGCTCATGGGATTGACAACATCTCAATTGATTTCAAAAATCAAGACGCTGGTTGGAGACCTTGACTATGCCTATGTTGGAATCAATCGGTACGAAATTTTGCGACACGATTTTGATCTAGCATTGCCAGACAGCATTGAAGAAACCATGGATACATTGATGCACCAATGCAATCCCAATTTTGTTAGGTTGGCAAAGTTTGAGCATGTTGACGGAAATCACATGGTGGCAGCGCATCCCATGGATTGTTATGGATTATGCAACAAGTAACTGGCTATCTTAGAAACCCTTTGTCACTGCGCCATGAAATTAGACTGTATCATCAAAACAGGCCAGCAGTGCGAGCCTGGAAACGAGGGCAGTGTGTTCTTGACGTCTATGATCACTATTTGACACAGCTCAATGAGCCATTGACCGCAGTAGATTTTGGGGGTTGGTATCTGCCAGTTGACGACATATTCTGTTTGGAATCCAGCCATATATCAAAATTGTATTATCCCAATGCTTGTGTAGAGCCTGACATAGAAACACACAGGCCCACATACATTCCCCAACACAGTGTGGTGTGCTTTAAGAACCCCTGGTTTTTGAAATATGCAACCTTGGAAAATTTTGTAAAATTTTTAAAATTATGGGTTAAGTCTACCACTGTGATTGTGTTTGAACCAAGGTACGTTCAACACAACCACCTTAAATTTAAGTTAGTAGACCTTGTCAAGGCCCGGACAGATTTTGTCATTGAACAACCTCTGTTGAACATGTGGAAAATTTCGTTATGAAACAATGCGTACTAATCAAACACGGTCTAAGTCTCATGGGCACACAAGTTGGTGTGTGTTGCTATAACCGTCGAGCACCCGAAAACTATCATGGTACTGAAGTTGATCCAGTATTTTGTAAGCCTTGTTTAACACAAGAACTCAATGGACAACACTCGTACCGCCAAGGAGCCAATGACAAATTCGGGGTTGAGCATGACCACAGCGATCCCATTGTGTTGGATTTGACTCCTAATAAAAATTGTAATTTGGCTTGTAAAATTTGCAGTGAAGATCACAGTTCTACATGGGCAAATATCAAAGGTATACCTATCAAAAGAAATTACAACTTGTCGGTACCCGCATTACATAAAATCTTGCTGTCTAAAGAATTAAAACATGTCAAAGAAATAAATTTTTCTGGCGGCGAACCTTGGTCAAACTCAAACATAGTAAAGTACGTAGAACCCTTGAAGGAAAAAATAGATTTTTCCAAGGTGGTGCTGCGATTCAGTACCAATGGATCATACAAGTTCAACAGCAAGCTCAATAACTTTTTTCAACAATTCAAGCTAGTGCTAGCAAACTTTAGCCTTGACGACATTGAAGCAGCACATGAATATCAACGCTGGCCATCCAAGTGGGATCAGTGGCAACAGAACTGGCAATATTTCTTAGAACACTTGCCCCACAATGTTATGCCAGCAATTAATCGAACAGTGAGTATTTTAAACATACATCGACTTCAATATCTAGAGCAATGGCATCAACAGTATCAGGTCACTCGGCATGGTGATCCTATAAATCTAATAGATCACTTTGCGCTGGGCGACTATTCACTGGACTTTTTACCACCCAATTTAAAAGTTCTAGCAATGCAACAAGGGGGGTCTAGTCAGCGTAATGTGATCAATATGCCAGTGGCCACAGTAGACAAAGTGCAGTACTTACAAAACAACATTGTCAAACGAGACCAACTACAAGGCACTGATTTGGCACAGTGTGATCCGGACCTTTATCGAGCAATTTTTAAATGACTAGATTGATTGTATTTCGCGAAGGACACAGTGGTAATTTTCTCAAGGCCTTGATTGAAAATGCGCCAGCAGAGGCAGTTGGGTTTAGAATCTGGGAAACTGAATCTAATGCAGTGTCACTGAGCCACGAAAATAATTGGGCAGCGCACCAACGACAGTACAGTACTGTGGTTAGAATATTGCCCCAACGAGCCATTTACAATGCCATCTACAATGTCTATGCCAAAAAGATATTGATAGAACAAATATCTCAACAACCAGCTTGGCATCATAATTTGCATTTTTGGTATGACAAATGCTTTTACAACATACAAGAATATCACCAGTTGATAAAACATGACATTGCCACCAATGTCTATCCCAACGTTGTTAATTTTGATCAGTTGTTAGATGTACATTATGTTCAACAAGTGTTGCAACAGTACTTTGATCTTGACATGGATCACAATAGACAGCAAATAGTAGAAAACTATCGTCAAGCTCAATTGCCTGTGCAGTTACTGGACGACAGTGAACAGAGCATGGAAAAAATATGTCAGGACATCACTGATCAGCAGTTTGCTGAAGATCCTTGGTTTTGGGCCTATTGTGTTTACAAATACGAGCACAATAACCGGCTTAAAGAACAGCAACGCCTTTGGTC